TAGCGCGCCAACTCTTTATTACTATTGCACTAATCACTCTGGAATGGGTGGACAAGCTAATACACCAGCTGGAAATTCATGGGGTGTGTTTCCATGGAGTGCAAATCAATATAATGACCAAGATTCTGTTGATGTTTCATTGACAGGTATATCTGCAACTCTTAGTGTAGGCTCAGTAGAGGCTGCTAATTTAGAAGGTTGGGGTAGACAAGAATGGAGTAATGGAGCTTGGGGAGTTCAATATTCTGTTGAGTTAACAGGCGTATCGGCTACTACTAGTGTTGGTTCAGTAGTTGCTACTGGTTTTCAAATAATAGAACCAACAGGTCTTGAAATTACTTCTAGTGTTGGTTCATTAAGTATAAGTTCTTCTGTTCTTCTTACAGGACAAGAGGCAACTGTATCTTTAGGCGACTCAGTAGAATTTAATGAAACAGGTTGGGGTAGATTAGCTTGGGGTCAAGCTGATTGGGGTGAAGGTGCAGATGAAACTGTATCTGTTTCAGGTTTTGGATTAACAGCTTCACCAGGATCTGTAACTACAGAAGTTGCATACTTATTAGAAATGCTTTCATCTGAAGCTTCTATGACAGCAGCTGTCGGTACTCCACAAGTTGCTGGTGAAATAGGAGTTCCATTAACAGGTGTTTCTGCAGAATTTGCAACACCAGTTGTAGCTTATTCAGGAACATTAGTTGGTTGGGGAAGAGATGCATGGGGAGATAATTCTTGGGGTGAATCTCCTGATCAAGTTATTCCTTTAGTTGGTAGAGAAGCAACAGCAAGTGTTGGAACACCTAACTTAGCTTTTGCATATGATTTAACAGGAGTATCTGCAACAACAAATGTTGGAAGTGTTACTTTTGTAATCAGTCCAACAATTAGTGTAGATGGACAATCAATAACTTCTTCTTTAGGAACTTTAGGTTTAGCATTTGGTGTAAGTACAGAGCCAATAACAAGTGTATCAGCAACAGTAAGTGTAGGAACTTTAGGATTAGAATTTGGACCAAGTCAAATTACTGGAGTTTCAGCAACAGCATCTGTTGGAGAACCTGTAATTGATGCAACTGAACTTGTAACTTTAGAAGGTGTATCTGCAACAGCTTCTGTAGGTTCTATTGTTCCGGCAATAGGAGTGCCTTTAACTGGTGTAAGCGCAACTTCTGCAGTAGGATCTTTTGCTACTATCCCAGATATAATACAAGGTTTAGTAGGAATTGAAGTAACATCAAGCGTAGGATTAATAGGAATTCAAGCTTACGGAAATATTGACACCGGTTCAAATACATCGTATACAGGTGTTGCAACAGGGTCAAATACAAGTTATAGTGACGTCGCATAGGAGATAAAAAATTATGGCATCAACATACACACCACTAGGTATAGAACTTCAAGCAACTGGAGAAAATGCCGGTACATGGGGAACAAAAACTAATACTAATTTAAGTATCATTGAACAAATTTCAGGTGGATTTTCTGCACAATCTATAGCAGGTGGTGCACAAACTACAGCTCTTACAGTTTCTGATGGATCAACTGGAGCAGTTATGTCTCACAGAATGATTGAATTTACAGGTACGATTACTGGAAACCAGATCGTAACAATTCCTTTAGATGCACAAACATTTTATTTTTTAAGAAATTCAACATCAGGTTCTTATACAGTACAATTTAAATATGCTTCTGGATCAGGAGATTCTTTTACTTTTTCAGCAACTGATAAAGGTGATGCTACTGTATTTGCTACTGCAAATGATGGAACTAACCCAGATATTTATACACTACCTTCTGGTTCAGGAGATGTGACTCTTACAGGAACACAAACTTTAACAAACAAAACTTTAACTAGTCCTAAAATTGGAACTTCAATTTTAGATACTGGTGGAAACGAATTATTTTTATTAACAGCTACAGGTTCTGCAGTAAATGAATTTACAGTTGCTAACGCAGCAACAGGTTCTGGACCAACTCTTTCATCTACAGGTGGAGATTCAAATATTGATATTAATATAACACCAAAAGGAACTGGAGATGTTGTTCTTGCTGGTGATACTGTAAAAGTTGGAGACAGTGGAGCAGCAGCTACATTAACTTCAAATGGTGCAGGAACTTTAACAGTTACAACTGGAGGAGCTGCAGATTTAGTTTTAAGCACTAACTCTGGAACTAACTCAGGTACAATTACTATTACAGATGCTGCTGATGGAGACATTACTATTGCTCCTAACGGAACTGGACAAGCTAAAGCAGTGGACGCTGCTGATGCTACAGGTGCAATTAAAATTGCTGGTAAAGAAACTATATGGATTCCAGCTGTTGCTATGTACCCTAATACAACAAACGGTGCAGCAGCTGCACAAGTTGAATTATCAAATGGTCCAGAAATTAAAGTTTTAGATTTTGATAAATCTACTGATGAGTTTGCACAGTTTGCTGTTGCATTTCCTAAATCATGGAATGCAGGAACAGTAACTTTTCAAGCTTTTTTCACAGCAACATCAACAGACACAGGAACTACTGCATGGGGATTATCTGCCGTAGCTTTAGCTGACAGTGGAGATTTAAATACAGCTTTTGGAACACAAGTTGTTGCAACAGCAAAAGCACACAGTGGAACATCAAATGACTTAGACGTTGCAGCAGAAAGTGGAGCAGTTACAATAGCAGGTTCACCAGGCGCAAACGAATATGTTTTCTTTCAAGTATCAAGAGATGTTTCAGCGGATGATTTAGATGCTGATGCAAGATTACTTGGAATCAAATTATTCTTTACTACGAGTGCTGCTAACGACGCATAAGGAATAGAATATGAGAGACCTTAAAAATAAACTTACATCAGGTAAGAACACAAAAAATATACAAAGAAGAAAAGGTAAATCGTTTGGTTATCAAATACTAGGATTTGGTTCTGCTGGAGCTAGTGGGCCTAGTTTTGTAGCAGCTACAGGTGGAACTATAACAACTTCTGGAAATTTTAAAATTCACGTATTTAACAGCCCTGGAACTTTTACTGTTACATGTAAAGGTAATGTTATCGGTTGTTGTGGATCAGACTCAGTAGATTATATGGTTATCGCTGGAGGCGCTGGAGCAGGTTTTAATAATGCTGGTGGTGGAGGAGCAGGAGGATTTAGAGCTTCTTCTGGAGCAGCTTCTGGTTGTTATACTGCAGGACCCCCTGCATCAGGAGTTTCAGCATTACCAGTTTGTGCACAAGCTTATCCAATAACAGTTGGTGGCGGTGGATCTGGATCTTCAGGTGCTCAAGGTGGAGCTGGAAATGATTCTGTATTTTCATCTATTACATCAACAGGTGGTGGAGAAGGCGCAAGAGGCGAGTCATCTACAACCGGTGGTCAAGGCGGATCTGGCGGCGGAGGCGGTTATCCAGGTGGTGGAGGAGGAAGTGGAAATACTCCACCTGTATCTCCATCTCAAGGAACAAACGGCGGAACTGCAGGTTCTTACGGTGGAGGCGGTGGCGGTGGCGCTACTGACTCTGGTAATAATGGTTCAGGAGCTAATGGTGGATCCGGTGGCGGAGGAGTTACTTCAAATATTACAGGTAGTTCAGTGGGATATGCTGGCGGTGGCGGCGGGGGAGCTGATGGAGCAACAGGCGGCCCTGCAAGTGATGGTGGAGGACCAGGAAGTCCTTATGCACCTACACCGGGTGGTCAAGGCGGAACAAATAAAGGCGGCGGCGGTGGCGGCGGCGGAGGAGCTACTGGAGGATCAAATGGCGGAAGCGGTGGATCTGGTAAAGTAGTAATAAGGTACAGGTTTCAATAATATGGCACACTTTGCAAAAATAGATGATAATGGTTTAGTTTTAGAAGTTCTTTATATGGAAGACTCTGTTACACAAAATGAAGAAGGCGTTGAAACAGAATCAGTTGGTCAAACTCATTTACAAACTCACAATAATTGGCCTGCAGAAAAATGGATTAAAACATCTTACAATACATTAAATAATCAACACAATAATGGTGAAACTCCTTTTAGAGGTAATTATGCTCAAATAGGTGGAACGTATGATTCTACTAATGATATATTTTGGCACAAACAACCTCATGCATCTTGGACTAAAAATGTTGCAACAGCATCATGGGTAGCACCTATAGCTTATCCTTCAATTACATCAGAAGGATCTGGTGAGTCTGAAATTACATATAGAATTAATTGGAATGAAGAACTATATCAATCTGATAGTAGTAAAGGTTGGGAAATGTCAAAATCTATCGACAGAGAAGACCCACCAACTAAATATGATTGGAATGGCAGTTCTTGGATTTCTAGATAATTGATTTTTTTATAAAAATAGTTTATAAAATAATTTCCTTATGGAAAAGAAAGTATTAACAGAACAAGCTTTGTATTTTGGCGACGTTAACATGCCTAAGTATTTTGAAATTAATAGACCTGAACTAGCTCTTGATATATTTAAATATTCTTTTACTAGAAAGTTTCCGATGTCTAAAAGTTTAGATAAACTAGACACATATATTAGAAATTATTTAAGAGCTAAACATAATATAGCTGTTGTTAGTAAAACTAGAGAAGGGTTTATTTTTCAACCTAATGAAACAACAAAACCTTGCATGGACATAGATTTTGAATCTTTAAAAGATTCTGCGGATTATACAATGTTATATGGAGTAGGTGTAGAAGATTGTTATGTTACGATTTTGTATGATAACAATAGAAGAAAACAACAGTATTGGAAAATAAATCTTACACACAATAAGTATATTATTTTTCCATCGTCAAATATGTATTTTATAACTAACGATCAAAACAAAGAATTAAATTTTGTTTTAAAAATGACTTACAGACAATAAAGATATATGAATTTAGAACATAATTATTGGTATTTTGAATCAGCTTTAACTCCTAGATTTTGCGACGACGTAATTGCACACGCATTAAATAAAAAAGAAAAGGTAGCTAGAGCAGGAGACTTTGATAGCAAATCTTTTTCAGATGAAGATGTTAAAAAGTTTCAAACAAAAAGACAATCAGATGTTGTTTGGTTAGATGATCAATGGATATATAAAGAAATACAACCTTATTTAAACAAAGCAAATAAAAATGCAGGATGGAATTTTCAATTTGATTGGTCTCAACCTTGTCAATTTACTAAATACAAACTAGGTCAATATTATAATTGGCACTGTGATAGTTTCTGTATTCCTTATAAAAGAAAAGGCCCTGATAATGGTAAGATTAGAAAGTTGTCTATGACCTGTCAACTTACAGATGGTTCAGAATATAAAGGAGGAGAACTAGAATTTGATTTTAGAAACTATGACCCACCTATGAGAGATGAATCTAAACATTTAATACAATGTAAAGAAATATTACCAAAAGGATCTATCATTGTATTTCCGTCATTTATGTGGCATAGAGTTAAACCAGTAACGAAAGGAACGAGATATTCATTAGTCATGTGGACTTTAGGATATCCATTTAGATAATGGAAATTCATAATTATTTTCAAACACCAATTTGGGTAGAACAAAAACCTGAATTTGTTAAGTCATTAGATAAAGCTTCTAATAAATATATTAAAGAAGCTAGAAACAGAAACAAAACGCATATAAAAAACTATGGTGATTTTGGATTAAGTCATCATTCAACACCTCTAACTCGTGATAATAATTTTTTAGATTTTAGAGATTACGTTGGACAAAAAGCATGGGATTTTTTAGATTGGCAAGGTTTTGATATGTCTGAGTATACAACCATGTTTACTGAAATGTGGGTACAAGAGTTTGCTAAAAAAGGTGGTGGACATCATTCAGCACACATACATTGGAATCAACACGTATCAGGTTTTTATTTTTTAAAGTGTAGTAATAAAACATCTTACCCTATATTTCATGAACCAAGAACAGGAGCTAGAGCTACAAAATTAAAAATGAAACCAAGTAAAGATAAAGAGATTCCTTATTCTATTGAAAATATTAATTACTATCCTCAACCTGGATCTTTATTAATTTTTCCTGGTTATTTAGAACATGAGTTTTCACTAGACCGTGGCCAAGAACCATTTAGATTTATACATTTTAATATACAAGCTTTTCCTAACGCGGCATTTAAAAAATGAAAACATTAGATAATTTTTTAGTTGTAGATAATTGGTATAATAAACAAGAATTAAATTCTGTTTATAAAGAATTAGATTTTTTACATACTAAAATTATGGACTCAGGAGATCCTGTAAATGCTGCAAGAGATGAGAACGGAGTATCTAAAATAAAAGCTCATCGAATAAGTCCTTACACTTTGTACTCAAACGAAGGTGCACAATATTCTCCTATTTTAAACTCTACTAAAAAATTTCAAGATAAAAATTTTCATAAAAAAATAGAAGATACATTTAAAAGTACAAACACGGCGTTATATGAACAATTTATAAGTACAAATCATTCCAATACAATAATTAATTATTATGAAAACAATGATTCTTATAAGGAACATTTTGATGTTTTTCAGTTTACTATTCTTATTTTTATTTATAAAAAACCTAAAGCATTTAATGGTGGTGATTTAAAGTTTAATAGAATTAAAAAAATAGTAGAATGTAAAAATAATAGATTGGTTTTATTTCCTTCTTTTTACTATCATGAAATAACTCCAATAAAATCTAAAACAAAAAAGAAAGGTTTTGGAAGATATTCAATAAGTAATTTTCTTTCAACAAGAGCTTAATTATGAGTTTTAAAAAAAATAAATATACCGTAATAAGAAATGCAATAGACAAAGACCTTGCAAGTTTTTTAGCAAATTATTTTGCTATGAAAAAACAAGTTTTTGATACTTGTATTAAGAAAAAATATATTTCACCTTTTGAAAAAATGTTAGGTTTTTATGAAACAACACGAGATCAAATACCTGATACATATTGTTGTTATTCTGATATTGCAATGGACACTTTATTATTAAAAGTACAGCCTGTAATGGAAAAAGCTACTAATTTAAAACTATACCCTTCTTATACATATGCAAGACTTTATAAAAAAGGCGATGAATTAAAAAGACACAAGGATCGATTTAGTTGTGAGATATCTACAACGATGAATTTAGGTGGAGACCCTTGGCCAATATATCTAGAACCTAATTCTACAAAAGGAGGTTGGAAAGAAAATTATGTAGCATACGTTTCAGGTGAAACAAAAGGAATAGAAGTTAATTTAAAACCAGGTGATATGTTAATTTATAGAGGAGTTGACTTAGAACACTGGAGAAAACCTTTTAAAGGTCAAGAATGTGTTCAAGTTTTTTTACATTATAATAATCAGAAAACTAAAGGCGCTAAACAAAATATTTTTGATGGAAGAGATCACTTAGGTTTACCTGGTTGGTTCAAAAAAAACGGAATTTAGGAATAAATAGCAATATTAATATGATTTGAAAACTAAGGTTTTTCATATATAGTGGTCGATTATGCTACAAAAAATAGGCTTTCAACCAGGAATTAATAAACAAATATCAGAGACTACCGCAGAAGGTCAATGGACTAACTGTGATAATGTGCGTTTTAGATATGGCACACCCGAAAAAATAGGGGGTTGGAAACAATTAGGTGATAAAAATTTAACTGGAGCTTGTAGAGGATTACACCATTTTGTAAACAGTGAAGGTAGAAAATATTCAATTATTGGTACAAACAGGATTTTATATGCATATTCAGGAGGTGCATACTATGACATACATCCTATTCAATCAACAACTACATTATCAAATGCATTTAGCACAACAAATGGTTCGCCTACTGTTACTATAACTTTTAGTACAGATCACAATATTGAAACAAATGACATAATTCTTTTAGATAATTTTACAGCTATTACTGATTCAGATTATTCTGCATCTGATTTTGATGACAAAAAATTTATGGTAACGACCGTGCCATCAAGCACAACAATAACTATTACAATGCCTTCAAATGAATCTGGATCTGGAGCTACAACATCTGGTGGTATTAGAGTTAGACATTATTATACTGTAGGTCCAGCTGTACAAGCAAAAGGATTTGGTTGGTCAGTAGGAAATTGGGGTGGTGAAGACCTTGGAGCTTTTACTACAACTTTAAATGGTGCAATAGATGCTTCAACAACAACTATTGTTTTATCAGATACTACACAGTTTCCAAATACAGGAACAAATTTTATATTAATAGGCACAGAAGAAATATCGTATACAGGTATATCATCTTCAAATACTTTAACAGGAGTAACAAGAGCAGTTAGAGGGACAACAGCAGCGTCTCATAGCACCGGAGCTACAGTTACTGCTGCTTCAGATTATGTTGCATGGGGAGAAGCAGCTACTGGTGATTTAGTTGTTGACCCTGGTATGTGGTCATTAGATAATTTTGGTGACAAAGCTATTTGTTTAATTACTGATAGTGCATGTTTTGAATGGGACTCATCTGGTGCAGATCCTACTGGAACAAGAGCTACAGTTATATCTGGTGCACCAACAGCATCACGTCATATGTTAGTATCTACACCTGATAGACACTTAGTATTTTTTGGAACAGAAACAACTATTGGAACACCGTCTACACAAGATGATATGTTTATTAGATTCTCGGACCAAGAAGATATAAATACATACGTGCCTACAGCAACTAATACAGCTGGCACACAAAGATTGGCTGACGGATCACGGATCATGGGAGCGATTAGAGGTAGAGATGCAATTTATGTTTGGACTGATACTTCTTTATTTACACAACGTTTTGTTGGTCAACCATTTACCTTTGCATTCGCACAAGTTGGAACTAACTGTGGACTTGTTGGAAAAAATGCATGTATAGAAATTGATGGTGCTGCGTATTGGATGTCAGACAATGGGTTTTTTAGATATGCTGGTAGATTAGAATCATTACAATGCTTAGTAGAAGATTTTGTTTATGATAATATAAATTTAGAATCTGGTAATCAAATGGTATCTGCTGGATCAAATAACTTGTATGGAGAAGTTATTTGGTTTTATCCAACAACAGGATCATCTGTTATAAATAAAATGGTTGCATATAATTATTTTGATTCATCACCACAAAGACCTGTTTGGACAGTAGGCACACTTGCTAGAACTATGTGGGAAGATTCAGC